CCCAGAGAAGAATACCAATCCGGTGACGGCGGGCAGCGCTCCCAGCACGCTAACCCATCATCACCCTCTACAACAAGTTGTACAGTTTGATCAGTTTCCTCTGCCCAAAACAGATGGACTAACAAGTTAGTCAACCCATTAAAGGCGGATGTAGTCAATTCTCCTGAAAAACGCGAGGCTTCTTCCATGACGATGGAGAAAAACTTATTCTTAAGTTTAATTCCTTCATCACGGAGCCACCTCTTGAAGTTCTCCAGATACTCTTCCTTTCCCGGAAGACTTTGGACCATATAGTCCATAAAGTCCATTTCAATCGCATCTTTGATAACACGACTGAATGAACACTCGAATGACTCAAAATCAGTATCAGCCTTAACGGCATTGACATTCGATTGCTCGAACATCTTCATAATGAAAGCGGGTCTTTCGCTAACGGGTACCTTTTTAATAAACCAGGGCAGCTTATACAATTGCTCCTCTATTTTGTTTATGATCGGTCCGAAATAAAGTTTGGCTCTGTCAGAAGGGGCATTGATTAATCTGGCGTATGAATATTTTACATAAGTTTCATCTTTTACAAAAATGCCAAAATCATAATCCTCTTCCTTCAGTTCACCAAAATTCTCTTCCCAATCTTTCCACATTTGCTTTTTCTTTTTATCGCTGTATGGTCTACTATCCAGATATTCCTTAGTGTCCAGGAATGTGTCTGCGGCAAGCGGAGTAAAATGTTTCCTGTAGAACCTCCGCGCAAATTCCCTTAATTTTGCCAATTTTGAGGGGTCCGGTTGTGGCAGCTCTGTCAGCACCCTGATCTGGGCACCGGAAGCCAAGTCAAGCGGAGTTTGATCTGATTGCGGTAATGCTCCTCCACGCCAGTGCACACCCATAGAAAAGGAAACAGGTTTCCTCTTTTGTGGATGTGGGATGATGATCTTTGAAAATTTTGCCTTCTTAACATTACCTAGCTTCTTAAGAGGCACTTCACCGACGCGGTATGGGTATTTGACTAAAGCTTTTCCGGTGCCCCCTGACGAAAATTTCGACTGGAAGCAATCGGAATCACTTTATTATATGCCTCAGCACCCATCAGCTGGGACACAAACACTGTGTTCTGCATCACAAATTTATCATGGTTGTCATTGATATGTGAAACGGTTTGTGACGCCCGCTCCAAACGATTCGTGTGTTCCGGAACATTAAGGATATTTGAAAAAGTTGAGTTCTTTGCAGTATTAAACAGGGCCAATGCGTTCCTTTCGTATTCATAACGTGTGTTATCCGTAATGATCAAACGGCCGTTATGTTCACGAGCTGCTCCCACCATCATCAAAGAATCCAACAGTCCATAAGTTTCTCTAAGTTTATTGAACAGCACCTGTGAATCGATGCATTGTGCCCTAGATAATCCTATTTCATCCCGTCTTCCTTTTCTTGTGATGTCAGTGTTCTGCATATTATGTGGCCTCTGGTCAGGACCAGCCTTTACTGCTACTTTACCCTCTACTTTAAACTCCTCATAGTGTTCTTCCAAGGCGATGGGGGTATCAAACTCCCAAACCTCCCCTTCAACCGCGTTACGTCCGAAGAAATAACGATAAGTCCCCCTAACCAATCTATCCAGTCCAGCTGGAACAACAGGCACGGGCTTCTTAACTGTAGCCAACTTGGAAAGTCGGATAAGCGGATCAGCCTCTAATTTGTCGGCGGCTTTACCATTTTTATACACTGCCCGCCGCCGGTCCAGTATATATTTGTGGGCGTTGACATAATAACCTGCAATAGTGTGGCCGGCTAACCAGCAACCTTTAGTGCACTCAGAATAACTGAGGGGCCAAACATAGCGCTTAGTCACCCTCCGGTAACGCGGCGCACTGATTACCCAGGTCAACTTCATATCAACATGCGGATCGTATGAGATACTCTCAAAAGGGAGCTTTGCAGGAGGCTTAAACCTCTTGCCAACAACCGGCCCCTCCGGCTTAGGCACAGAACGCTCAAAGATTGACGTATCTTCCCGGCCATCATTATCATAAGAATAAAACGGACCAGGTATCAAAGTCTTTCCATTGAGCCCAAAAACAACAGAACGTTGCTCTTCCCCGTATAATCTAGACTTATGAAGGACCAGCCTCCTAAAATCATTTGAATATACAAAGACTTCCAATTTCTGAACAAATGCAAACAGAACGTCTGCACATTCTCCCTTGGATGGGTAGTCGTCATCAAAGATGACCAGGACCCTGCCGAGGCCATACTTGCACAGCCATGACATCAAAGTCATAAGCTGGCTAGTAAAGCACATGATCTGCAGGGGTCGGTGCATTAAAGAGGCACCGTCACTAAAAAGATCAGCCCCGAGTAACTCAGGCGTTTCTGAAATCATGTTGCTAATGATAGTAACTGAGTTCAAATCAACCGGAGCATCTTCAGGGTCAGGCCGCAACCTTACCACGGTAGTGTTCATGCACATAGCTTCTAAGATATCCGCCAAGTTTGTCGTCGGGGCATCCCATTTAATTTGAACTTTTGGAGGCAGGTCAGGAACGACTATCTGCTCAGCTCTAATTATGGGTACCTCTTCTTCATCCTCAGAATCATCTTCGTCACTAGCGTCGAAGAGCAATTCCATGTCACCTTTGCCTTTGATTTTATTAAATTGTTTCAAACATTTCTCTTTGTCGGCATCGGAATGACTAAAA